TGCAGCTGGTAAATGACCGTCTGGAGGCGCTTATCAGCAGCCTGTCAGCCCCGGCGCGTAAAGAAATGGCGCGCAGTATTGGCCGCAAGCTGCGCGCGAATCAGCAGCAGAACATTAAGCGCCAGCAGGCACCTGACGGCACGCCGTTTAAGCCCCGCAAAGCGCAGCCGGTGCGCAGCAAAAAGGGCCGGATAAAGCGCGAGATGTTCGCCAAGCTGCGCACGGCTAAGTACATGAAGACGCAGGCCAGCCCGAATGAGGCCGTGATCGAGTTTGCGGGTAACGTGCAGCGCATGGCCCGCGTGCATCATTACGGGCTGCGCGACCGGCCATCGCGCAAAGGTAGGGAAGTGCAGTATGAATGTCGACCTCTGTTAGGAGTTTCTACGAAAGATTTAGATATGATTGAGGACGTCGTGATAGATTCCTTATCTAACCAATAGGGAGGTTTTTAATGGACAATAAAGTTATAAAATATTCTGTCTTTATATTTGGTATTGCATGTGTGTTTGCAGGAGTGGTTGCATGCCTTTTCGATAGAGTGGCAGGAGGGGGAGTAGTTATTGCGACAGGCTTAGTGCTATTTCTTTTTAGCCAGTTTGAAATTGAATATTTTAAAATGCCCGGTCTTGAAGCTAAGTTAAGGAAGACTATTCATGAAGCTGAGGTGACTCTTGAAGCTTTAAGAAAAATTATAGTGCCAATTTCTGAAATATCTATCTCGTTAGCAGCCAGAACAGGAAGGATAGGAGTCGCTAGCTCTAATAAAGAAATGCATAAGCTCTCTATGCGCATTAAAAAGGAATTGTCAGAAATAAAAGTACCTGACCATGATATAGATAATGTCCTCCATGATTGGTATTTTTATACCGCTTTTGATATGAGTAGGATGGTTACTGAACCATTTATTAAGCTCCTCAATGAAAAAGAGAGTAAGTTTAATAAAGAGGTTAATGATTGGGTGGGTAACAAGCCTGTAACAGACCAAGTTCGATTTGCTGAATTGCTTGAGCCAGTAAGAAATGCAAGTCGCGAAGCTAAAGAGATAAGCGGATGTTTGTGGAAAAAAGATTATAAAGATATTCCTGATATAATCAGAGCAAGTATATCTAAATGCAGCTCTCTAAATGAATCAGAAAAGGAAATCTTCTGGAAAGAAGTTGAAGAGGAGTGGAAGGATTTAACTCACTTCGTTAAAGAGAAACAGTTAAGGCGTAGTGAGAAGTGGTTAGCAACAGAAGTTAGTTAGTTTGTTTGCTCATTCATCACCAGACCCCCTTCGATTGTTCAAGAGTGCAAGTCATAGCACTCTTGATTCATGAACGAACAAATCTCTGAAATCCTGCGCCTGCTGCGCAATCTGATCCGTATCGGCACCGTCTCTGAGGTCAATCTCGATGATGCGCTGTGCCGTGTCGATACAGGAAAAAACACAACCGGCTGGCTGCACTGGCTGAGCGCCCGCGCGGGTAAAACACGCTCCTGGAATGCGCCGTCAGTGGGTGAGCAGGTTCTTATTCTGTGCCTCGGCGGCGAACTTGATACCGGCTTTGTGCTGCCGGGTATTTTCTCGGATGAAAACCCGGCTCCGTCTGCCTCGGCCGATGCGCTGCACTGGTCATTTCCTGACGGCGCGGTGATCGAGTACGAGCCGGAAACTGGCGCGCTGAACGCAACCGGCATACAGACAGCAACCATCAAAGCGGCGGTGAAAATCCTGTTCGACTCGCCCGAAGTGGAATGCACAACGCTGCTCAGAACTGCGCAACTGGAAGTCACCGAGGGCGCAACGATGAAAGGCAACGTTACGCATAGCGGTGGCAAGTTGAGTTCTAACGGTGTCGTCGTGGATGACCACGATCATGGCGGCGTGCAGCGCGGCGGTAACAGAACGGATGGCCCGCAATGACGACCGCAAAATATATTGGCATGAACCGGGAAACAGGCGGCACGCTGACCGACCTCGATCATATCCGGCAGTCGATTAGCGACATTTTTCTGACCCCGATCGGCTCCAGGGTGATGCGCCGCCAGTATGGTTCGCTTTTATCCGCCCTGATTGACCAGCCGCAAAACGAAGCGCTGCGCCTGCAGATTATGTCGGCCTGCTATCTGGCGATCCTGAAGTGGGAGCCGCGCGTAAAGCTGACCGCCATCAGCTTTGAGTCGGATATCAACGGCGCAATGGTGGTTGAGTTGTTCGGCAACCGCACCGACAGCTCGCAGCCTTTTTCCTTAACCGTTCCTGTGAGCTGAGACTATGGCAACTATCGACCTGAGCCAGCTGCCCGCGCCTGACGTGGTGGAGGCGCTGGACTATGAAACCCTGCTGGCCGAGCGAAAGGCGACGCTGATTTCCCTTTACCCTGCTGACCAGCAGGACGCCGTCGCCCGCACTCTGACGCTGGAGTCGGAACCCATCGTTAAGTTGCTGCAGGAAAATGCCTACCGTGAGCTGATCCTGCGCCAGCGCATCAACGAGGCTGCAAAGGCCGTTATGGTGGCGTATGCACTTGACGGCGACCTTGACCAGCTCGGCGCGAATAATGGCGTAACCCGCCTGACCATTACCCCGGCCGACGATACAACTATTCCGCCGACCACCGCCGTGATGGAAAGTAACGACGATTTCCGGCTGCGCATCGCCTCTGCCTTTGAGGGGCTGAGCGTGGCCGGGCCGACAGGTGCTTATGAGTATCACGCCAGAAGCGCCGACGGCCGCGTAGCCGATGCATCGGCCATCAGCCCGTCGCCTTCAGTGGTCACGGTGACAGTGCTCGCGCGTGAGGGCAGCGGCGTCGCGAGTGATGAGCTGCTGGCCGTGGTTAGCGCTGCGCTCAATGACGAAGACGTGCGCCCCGTTGCCGACCGGGTGAGTGTGCAGTCAGCGAAAATTGTGGAATACGAAATCGTGGCCGAGCTGTACCTCTATCCGGGACCGGAGGCAGAGCCAATCCGCGCCGCCTCAGAGGCAAAGCTCGCCGCCTTTGTCAGCGCGCAGAAGCGCCTCGGCCGCGACATTCGCCTGTCTGCGCTCTATGCCGCCATGCACGTTGAGGGCGTGCAGCACGTCAACCTTATCAAGCCTTCAGCTGACGTGGTGCTGGACAAAACGCAGGCCGCTTACTGCACAGGCTACACGCTGACAGTGGGAGGCTCGGATGAGTGAACGCCTGCTGCCGACCGGCTCTTCAGCGCTTGAGATTGCTGCCGCCGAGGCGCTGGCAAGCCCCGGCGCGAAGAGCGTGCCGCTGCGCCAGTTGTGGAATCCGTACACTTGCCCGGTGGAGCTTCTGCCCTATCTGGCGTGGGCGTGGTCAGTTGACCGCTGGGATTCAGCCTGGCCGGAATCGACAAAGCGCGCCGTGGTTGCCGCCTCGCAGTATGTGCACCGGCATAAAGGCACGATAGGCGCTATCCGCCGCGTCGTTGAGCCGCTGGGCTATCTCATCAAAATAATCGAGTGGTGGAAAACCGGTGAAGCGCCAGGCACGTTCCGGCTGGATGTGGGCGTACTGGATACCGGCATTACGGAGGAAATGTATAACGAGCTGGAGCGCCTGATAGCCGACGCGAAGCCCTGCAGCCGTCACCTTATCGGCCTGTCTATCAATCTGGACGCGAACGGCGCGCTGCCGGTTGCCGTTGCCAGCTACAGCGGGGATGAGCTGACCGTTTATCCCTACACCCCTGAACTTATCAGCGTCGGCGGGCCGGGTTATTCCGGCGTGGCGGTGCATCTTATTGACCTGACGGAAGTGAGCGCATGACGACAAAATATTTTGCCCTGCTGACCAATCAGGGCGCGGCTAAGCTGGCGAACGCCGCCGCGCTCGGCTCAAAAGTGAATATCACATCATTGGGGGTCGGGGATGGTGGCGGTACGCTGCCGACGCCAGACGCGGCACAGACTAAGCTCATCGGCGAGAAGCGCCGCGCACAGCTTAATTCGCTGACCGTTGACGCAGCAAACAGCAGCCAGATTATCGCCGAGCAGATTATCCCGGAAAGCGAAGGCGGTTTCTGGATCCGCGAAATCGGCCTTTATGACGCCGACGGCGTGCTGATTGCCGTTGCTAACTGCCCGGAAACCTATAAGCCGCAACTGGCTGAAGGCAGCGGCCGGACGCAGACCGTGCGCATGATTTTAATCGTGAACAGCACAACGGCCGTGACGCTGAAAATTGATCCTTCAGTCGTGCTGGCAACGCGTAAATATGTTGATGATGCAGTGATCGAGGTGAAAGCTTACGCTGACAGCGTAATGAAAAAGCATATAGATGCTGATAACCCGCACAGCCAGTATCTGCAGATCGCTAATGCCCTGTCAGAAATCAAAGACGCCGGGTTGATTGCTGACCTTCTCAAAAACCTCGGTTTAACAGAAAAATTCTCAGGGCGTATTATTGGCCGCCAGATTTTTACCACGCCTGGAGCAATCAACTACAAGCCTACGCCCGGAACGAAACGCATCAGGATTATCCTGACCGGCGGCGGCGGCAGAGGTTACGGCTATCTTGGATGGGGCAGCGGCTTCACAAGCCGTGGCGCAGGTGGTGGCGCGGGCGGAACGGTCATCGCATGGCTAAACATGGACGACAGCAAAACTTACCCCGGCGTGGTAGGCCGTGGCAGCGATGAAACCCTGTCAGCAACAAGCAGCACATTCAACGGCCTGCTGACGGCGGGCAACGGCGTTAATACTTCATCAGGTGATGCGGGCGGCGCGGGCGGAACGGCAGTCGGCGGTGATTTGAATATTCAGGGTGGTGACGGCAGCGATGCACCCGGCATTATCTCGACGACCACAAACCCTTATCGGGGCGGTTCTGGTGATGGCGGTGTAAGTTACTGGGGTGGCGGCAAGCGAAGCGGGGACGGTAATTTATCCGGTAAAGGAAAAACCTTTGGGACTGGCGGCGGCGGTAATACCCGATCCGATCCCTTTATTGGCAACTATGGTTCGGACGGCGTTATTTTTATTGAGGAATACAGCTGATGAAAACTTATGCCCGCATCGAAAATCAACGCGTCGCGGAAATTGTCGCGCTGAATGTGAAGCCTGAAAAACTGTATCACCCGTCGCTGGTATGGGTAGATATCACCGCGCTGCCCGAACAGCCCGATATAAATTATCGCTACAGTGACGGCGTTTTTACTGCCCCGGTTACGGATGCTGAGAATGCGGCACTGATTGCCAGCAGCAGGCTTGCAGCCGAAACGGATGAGGCAAGCCGGATCATTGCGCCGCTGCAGGATGCGGTTGATATCAGCATTGCGACAGATGAGGAGATCGCCCGCCTGGCAGAGTGGAAGCGATACCGGGTCGAGCTAAGCCGGGTTGATATCAGTAAGGCGCCAGACATTGCATGGCCGGTCAGGCCAGAATGAATAAAGCCCGCGATGCGGGCTTATTTTTCAGAACGTAATCAACGGTAGCGGTTTGGTGAAAATACCACTCTCATACAGCCAGCCCTCTGAGGGTTCCTGCTTCAATCCGGTAACTTCAACCCACTGCATGGAAGGGTGAAATAACTCTTTGATATTACCATCCGTAGTGAATAGCTCCTGTACAATTTTCCGCTCAACGCGTGCGTATGTTTTCATGCATATTCCTCTATCAGAATTATTCCGTCTCCGCCTTTTCCGCCCGTCTGCGCAGCTGAATTACTGACAGAAAAACCGCCGCTGCCGCCTGATCCGAATGCCCCATCTTCTCCTGAATAAGCCATACCGGCGGCTATCGGATTGCCGCCAGCCGAATGGTATGAAGCGCCACCACCGCCGCTTTCGTAACCTGTACTGAGCGTAATGGCTGGCGTACCTGCACCACCTTTGATATTCATAAAATTCCCGCCAACGCCAGCGCCGCCGCCGCCGTTTGAAAGCAGGCGGTTTTCACCGTAATTAAATACGGTGCCACTTGCTCCTCTGGCCCCATTGGCAGCAGATAGATATTTGCCGAAACTGCTGCTCTGGCCGGGCTGAGGTTCAGCAGCACCAACGCCACCCATACCACCTTTGCCGGCCGTAAGCTTCACCGGGAATTCAAGGTCAGCAACGGCAAACCATGATACTGAGGTGCCACCGGCACCGCCGCCTGATCCTACCGCCCCCTGATTAGCACCCGCAGCAGCAGCGCCGCCACCTCCGCCACCTCCAGCTGTCACGATAATTTTAAGCAGCCGGGCTGCAGGCTGATCGTAAGAGGCATTTTCAGTTACGCGATTTACCTTTAATAACCGCCCGGAAAACTTTTCTGTTAAACCGAGGTTTATGAGAAGTACATTATCAGTTAAGATTAAAAGGTTAAGTTAAAATCAAACCGGATTTTTATTTTATATCATGAACTTGTATAACTATCTCTATAAAGTGAAGATGTTATTAGGGAGTTAAGATGCAATTTGGTTACTCGAGAAACCTGACGGGACGCTATTTTATTGAAGTAGTCGATAAAAATGGACGTAATTTCAAAAGCAATACCTATAGTTCACTTTCGAGCCTAAAAAAAGCTTTCCCTAGGATTGCAGAGGTATGCTCTACTTCAGACTATTTAAAGAAAGGTGAGATAAACGGAAGGGTTGTCCTTGGCTTTTTTAAATCAGGGCTTGTTGCAAGTGCCTCTTCATTCCAAACCGTAAAAGAAGGGGTGAAATTTGTAGCTGAGGCTGCCAAATTATTAACGAAGGAGAAAGCACAGGAGGCATTCTTCGAGAGTTTTATTAATGATTATTCGTTGTTGGCTGTAAGAGTTAAAAGTATAAATGATTACCTATCTGCCATAGATAAAATACCATTGGTATCAGGGTCTGTCTTTTATTTTAGAGGTCATGCAAGTTATCACTATAAAATGATACCTGGAATATACAGGCGACCTGAGCTTATCAATAACGAAAATGTGATTTATAATGAATTGCTGATACGATGCCCAGATGATTTTAGTCATGCACATACAACTTTTGAATCATTAGTTAAGATGCAGCATTATTCATTACCAACAAGGTTATTAGATTTAACCGCTAATCCTTTAGTCGCACTTTACTTTGCATGTACAGGATTTGAAGTTGACGAGGATGATGGTGAGGTTAGGGTTTTAACAATTGCGAAAAATGAAACAAAGTATTCTGATAGCGATACGGTTACTATGCTTTCAAATTTAGCAAAGCAAAAAAGAAACTTTACCACTGATTTTTTGGGTGACGAGGAGTCTAAAGATTTAATTAGGTTTCTTGATGATGTGAAGAAAGAGAAACCATACTTCATTAATCGTCTCGAAGAGGGCTCTTTGAAGTCTGTGGTGTGTGTAAAGCCTAAGCTCAACAACGCAAGAATTATACGTCAAGATGGTGCTTTTTTGATTTTTGGAATTAATGGTAACAAAAGTAATTGCGCTGAGATACCGCAAGAATACTATCCTCCAAAAGAAACAAAAAGAATCTTGGTTGACAATAAATCCAAGGAAAGAATACTAGCCCAACTGGAAAAATTTGGAGTTTCAGAAGCCACCATCTACCCAGAAATTGATAAAGTTTCCATATATGTAAGTAAGAAATATGGTAAGCCAGATGAAATAGATAATGAAGATGTTTCAAAGATCATATCAAGCAAGAGCTCAAGTATTAAAGGGCCTGCATAAAAATTTCTTAGTTGATAGGTAACAAAATAGTAAAGATGCTGATTGGTTACATCAGGGTGTCAACAAATGACCAGAACACGGATTTACAGCGGGTTGCGCTTCAGAGCGCAGAATGTGAGCTGATTTTTGAAGACAGGATAAGCGGCAAAACCAGCGAAAGGCCGGGGCTGAAAAAGGCGCTGCGCTGCCTGCAGCCTGGCGACACGCTGATTGTGTGGAAGCTCGACCGGCTCGGCAGGAGTATGCGCCATCTGATCATGCTGACGGAGGAGCTGCGCGAACGTGGCGTTAACTTCCGCAGCCTGACCGACAGCATTGATACCAGCACGCCGATGGGCCGGTTTTTCTTTCACGTCATGGGGGCGCTGGCTGAGATGGAGCGCGAGCTGATAATAGAACGCACCCGCGCCGGGCTGGCTGCTGCGCGGGATAAAGGGCGCATCGGCGGCAGGCGGCGCGTGATGACGCCGGACGTTATCGGCCGCGCGGAAAGAATGCTGGTGAACGGCGCAACGCTGCAGCAGATTGCGCTTGTGCTGGAGGTGTCGGTCAAAACCCTTTACCGGTACATACCGGCCGACAGGCAGCGCCAGATTATTAATTCTGTCTGCTGACTGACCAGCAAACCCCCATCAGATGCACTGCCAAACCTGACCTGACACCCTGAGCACACCCTCAAAACGGAGTGCATCAGATGTCTGATTATCATCATGGTGTCCGCGTCGTCGAACTTAACGACGGCACGCGCACCATTACAACCGTATCGACCGCAATCGTGGGCATGGTCTGCACCGCGCAGGATGCGGACGCGGCAACCTTTCCGCTCAATACACCGGTACTTATCACCAACGTGCAGGGCGCTGTCGGTAAGGCTGGCAAAAAAGGCACGCTTGCGGCTGCGCTGCAGGCCATTGCTGACCAGTCCAAACCTGTGACCGTCGTCGTGCGCGTGGCTGAAGGTGCCGACGAAGCTGAAACCACGTCCAATATCATCGGCGGCACGGATGAAAACGGCCAGTATACCGGCATGAAAGCGCTGCTCGCCGCGCAGACTCAGCTCGATGTTAAGCCGCGTATTCTCGGCGTACCGGGGCTGGACTCACTGGCGGTGGCAACTGCGCTTGCCAGCATTGCGCAGCAGCTGCGCGCCTTCGCCTACGTTTCAGCGTGGGAATGCAAAACCATTTCCGAAGCCCGCCTGTATCGCCAGAACTTCAGCCAGCGTGAGCTGATGGTTATCTGGCCTGATTTTCTTGCGTGGAACACTGCGACCAGCAAATCAGACACGGCCTATGCCACTGCCCGTGCGCTGGGCCTGCGCGCCAAAATCGACAACGACACAGGCTGGCATAAAACCCTGTCTAACGTCGGCGTCAACGGCGTGACCGGGATTTCCGCATCAGTGTTCTGGGATTTGCAGCAGACCGGCACCGACGCCGACCTGCTCAATGAGGCCGACGTCACCACGCTGATCCGTAAAGACGGTTTCCGCTTCTGGGGCAACCGCACCTGCAGTGACGATCCGCTGTTCCAGTTTGAGAACTACACCCGCACCGCCCAAGTGCTGGCTGAAACGATGGCCGAGGCGCACATGTGGGCGGTTGATAAACCGCTAACGCCAGTTCTCGTTAAGGAAATTATTGCGGGCATTAATGCCAAGTTCCGCGAGCTGGTTAACGCCGGTTATCTGCTGGGTGCATCTGCCTGGTATGACGAAAGCGCCAACGATAAAGACACCCTGAAGGCGGGCAAGCTCTTTATCGATTACGACTATACGCCGGTTCCGCCGCTGGAAGATTTAACCCTGCGCCAGCGCATCACCGACACCTATCTGGCGAACTTCGCCGCATCCGTAAACAGCTGAGGAGCCGGGTAAATGGCACTGCCACGCAAACTGAAGGGCATGAACCTTTTTAACAACGCCAACAGCTATCAGGGCGTCGTCACCGCCGTGACCCTGCCTAAGCTGGCGCGCAAGCTCGACCCGTTCCGCGCAGGCGGCATGAGCGGCGCGGCCTTTATCGATAACGGTCTGGAAGATGACGCGCTCGATGTTGAATGGAGCATCGGCGGCATCGATGAGCTGGTACTCACGCAGTGGGGCGCGTCTGACATTCCCCTGCGCTTTACCGGCTCTTACCAGCGCGACGATACCGGCGAGGAAATCGCGGTAGAGATTGAGGTACGCGGTAAGCATCAGTCGTTTGATTTCGGCGAAGCCAAACAGGGTGAAGATACCGAAACCAAAATCACCTCGAAAAACACCTATTACAAGCTGACCTTTAACGGCAAAGAGCTGATCGAAATTGACACCATCAACATGGTGGAGAAGGTCAACGGCACTGACCGTCTTGAACAGCGCCGTAAAAACCTCGGCCTGGTATAAACCCTGACGCCAGCGCAAGTCGCTGGCTTTAACTGACTACAGTGAACAGAGAATAATCATGGAAAAGAAAGATAACGTTGTTGAGTTTGAAACCCCGCTGATGCGCGGCGAAACCGAAATCAAAAGCGTGGAGCTGATTAAGCCGAATGCCGGTAGTCTGCGCGGCGTGCGCCTGGCTGATCTGTGCCAGTCGGATGTTGATTCCCTGCTGACCGTGCTGCCCCGCATTACCCTGCCAGCACTGACAAAGGCCGAATGTAACGCCCTTGATCCGGTTGACCTTATTGCGCTGGGCGGCAAGGTGATTGGTTTTTTGCAGTCGAAGTCGGACGAATAGACTGGCCGCACGGCCTGACGGTCAATGACCTGATGGCCGACATTGCCACGATATTTCACTGGCAACCTTCCGAGATGTACGACATGCCGCTGGCCGAGCTGATGGGCTGGCGGCATAAAGCCTTTATCCGCAGCGGAGCGACCCCGGATGAGC